CATGCCATTTTGGCCGCGTTATATAATAATTATTTTGACTTAAAGAAAGTCAGCATTCAAAGCACGTATAACGGCGCTGGTGGTTACACGGTGTTTAACGAATACAGAAATGTTACTGAAAGTGGGCTTTATACTAAGGATATGCTTTATAAGAGACTTATGGTTGGTATGGGTGGCAAGGCTGCTGAGAATATATTTTACGGAGATGACCACGTGTCAGTTGGAGCCGTGCAGGATTTAAAGCAAACTAATTCTTTGGCACAACGAATGATTGGTAATTATGGGATGGGTTTAAAGATGGAAGTTTTCTATAATGATGAAGTGGATAATGAGAGAAATCCATTCCTGGGACGAAGCTTATCTATGGGGGCCAAGTATTCAGAGCATACAAAGGAAATATTTGATAAAGAATCGTTGAACTTAGTTAAGAGTGCTTATGCTGAAGCAAAAACCGTTCTTTCTGAAAATAAAGAAAGCGTAGATAAGCTTATTCAGAAGTTGCTTGAAAATGGTGTTCTAACTGGCGAAGAAGTCAGACAGGCATTGCCTGAATTAACAAAAGAATTATAAAATATAAACGTTAACTTCTTTTCCGCACTTTAAAAATATAATATTTTACTTTATTAATATATATGCCATTTATTTATAGTTATAATGGGGCTATGAAAATATTGTCACAAATAGGAAATGGAACTTGTAAAGAAGGTTGTAAAAAAAGCTGGATACGTAATCTAAAATATGCGTTAAAAACTAAAACAAACCCTTTAGGACTAAACAAAACACAACGTAAAAATATGACTGAAAAAATTAAAAGTGTTTCTGGTAAAAATGCTATAAACCAACATAGCAAAACATTAAAAAAATATAAAAATAGAAAATCACCTCCGTATCCTGCTAATGAAAACTGCAATAAAATTATGGTTGGCAATGACGGCAACAATTATATATCTAAAGCAAATAAAAATAATGTTTGTTCTTGGAAAAAATCAAACTAAACAAAAATATTAAATAAAATAAGTAAAAATATAATAAAAATATTTCAATTTCTTATCATTTTGATAAAAAATTGAAAAGCTATTTCTCTCTTGACTTGAAACTAAACAATCCAAAATCTTCCAAAAATGGCGCCAAATATTAACGACATCATGCTTTACGCAGAATCACTTGTTGGTCTGCCATTTAGGTGGTATGTCAATGGAGAACTAGAAACGTTTTCTGGAGATAATGCATTCTGGTGCGAAAATTCTTTGCCGCCGTCCGCCGAAGAAATCCGACTGCAAGATAAATATATTGTATGCACAGGACTCCCGAACTTGCTGCGCAGATTCTGCGGACTAACTATTCCTGGGCTCGGTCCAAAAATTCGCGGCAAATACAGTGATATATATAAACAATATCCAGGCGGAACTACTGCATGGTTTGCATACTTGTATCAGAACAAACGCGTCCAAAAATTTGACATCAATGCGCGATATCCAAGAGGCACGCTTTTAATGGCGCGTTACAAGGCCAAGGATAAAGGTGAAAAGGACCAAGGACATCTTGCCGTAGTTTACGATGACGTAGATGAAACAAAAACAATCAAGGACCAACTCATTGTTCATTCCACACCAACAGTTGAGTATAAAGACCGCGACAACTGCAAGGACCATGGGTCAGTCAAGATTGAGTCATTCAATATATCAAACGACTTGTTCAAGTGGGACAAAATTAGTTATTATAAGTGGGTTTGCTTGCCGGAAAACTGGTTGCAATTAGATTAACTCCAATGAAAAGTATAAACAATTTAAAGGATTTTTAAGTAATCCAATTATTATCAAATGGAAGACCCACAGTTTAAGCAGGGGTTTAAAAAATACGTAGACAGTATTCGCAGCAATTGTTATATATTTGAAGTAAGCAAATGCTGTGGATATTCTGAAATAGTTCCAGCATTCAAGAACTCCACTTGCGCTGATTTATATAGAAATATTGAGTGTCAGTTTGACATTAAACCTGAAAACAAAATTAAAGTATATGCAACTACAAGAGATGCAAGTGGAAATATAATACTTATTAAAAGTTTGAATATTCAAAATGACACCACTCCAATTAGAAATATTATATTAGAAAACCAAATTTTTTTTAAACCTATTTATCCTGTTCCGACATCAGTTGTTTATAAACTTACATATGAATATGAAAATACAGGATTGAATTGTTGTTCTTCTTGCAATTCTAATAGTTGAGTAAAATTAATTAGAACCTTTTCTATTGTTTTTATATGGACTCAGTTGATTTAGATATAAACAATTATAATTTACAAGATATTCTCTCATTATTTAAAATTCCAGTTAACTTTGATGAACGTGATATGAAAATGGCAAAACAAGTAGTATTAAAAACGCATCCAGATAAATCAAAGCTTCCAGCGGAATATTTTCTTTTTTATTCAAAAGCTTATAAGATGTTACATTCAGTGTGGGAATTTAGAAAAAGGGGCGACGTGGATTCAAAAAACCCAAAAAATACAGAGTATTCAAATTACTCAGACGAAGATAAGAATGTTTTGCTGGACCAGTTTTTTGAATCCAATGAGAAATTTAAGAAAAGCGCAAACTTTAATAGATGGTTCAACGAGCAATTTGAGAGAAATAAGTTATCTAATGAAGCAGAAGAGAAAGGCTATGGAGACTGGTTAAAAACCGATGAAGACCTTGATGAACCAGCAAACAACGTATCAATGGCCACCATGAAACAAGAATTTGATAAAAAGAAGGATAAAGCGCGTTCTCTCATTGTGAGAGAAGATGTTCAGGAAATATGGTCTAATAACTCATTTTCTGGTTCATCTGCAGAATTGTCAAGCGATGCTCCTGGGACATATGATTCTGGATTGTTTAGCGGTTTGGGGTTTCAAGATTTATACAAAGCGCACACAGAAACAGTAATTCCAGTCACAGAAGAAGATTACGAACAAAAACAAAAATTTAGAAGCGTCAATGAGTATCAAAGCTATAGAAATAATCAGGATACAAAACCTCTTTCTGAAATCCAAGCACAACAATATTTAAATCAAAAAAATGCAAAGGAGGAAGAAAAGGCAGTTAGAAGAGCATATGAATTAGCAAAACAGACAGAACTAGCAAAACAGAAAAACCAAGAATTTTGGAGTGGTTTGCAACTATTACAGAATAAATAAAATATATAATAATATTATATATGTCATTTAAGGTGAAAAATTACATTAACTATATTTATCTAATTGTCATTTTAATAGTCCTTTGGTTTTTATATAATAGATATGAAGATAAACGCACAAGAGAGGAAAATGTTGGAAATTATGACGCGATTCAAAAATATTTATTAAACGAAACATCTTTAGCTGATACAAAAAAACCTATTCTTTGGATTCCCATTACCTATGAATACAATGCGCGTAATTGGATTAGTTTTGGTTCTCGCAGTTCTTTTGAGCTAAACCAGCCTTACATGTATTTAACAGTAAGGAGCATTATTAATCAGTGTCAAGACTCATTCCACATTTGTATAATAGATGATGAATCATTTGGAAAAATATTACCCAATTGGACAGTCAATATGGGAACTATTGCAAGCCCTGTTTCAGATTACATGCGTTCTCTCGCGTTAAGCAAAATCCTTTACAAATATGGAGGTTTAATTGTTCCTCCTTCATTCTTATGTATGCGCAACTTGAGTGATTTATATGCAATGGGAACCAGTGGCGAAAAGATGTTTATTTGTGAAACAGTGGATAGAAACATTACGTCAACTACACACGAGTTTTACTCAGACATTAGTTTCATGGGGTCTCCAAAGGAGTGTCCAGTTCTTAAAGATATGATTGATTTTATGCAAAGAACAATCTCGTCTGATTATACCGCTCAAGCCGAGTTTTTGGGCGATTTTAATCGTTGGTGTAATAGTCGCGTGCAAAAGCATCAGATTAATTTAATTCCAGGAAAGTTGATTGGAACAAAGAGTATGGATGATACGATGATTTTGGTTGATAATTTGTTATCAAATGACTATATTGAATTGTATCCTCAAGCTTATGGTATTTACATACCTGCGAAGGAAATATTAATGAGAAGACATTATGAGTGGTTTGCCAGAATGTCACAAACACAGGTGTTGGAATCAAATGTTATTATTTGCAAATACATATTATTGGCGAGCGCACCAGATTCAAAGAAGGGAACCATTGAGCCAATGAAGAATAATGGTGGATGGTCAAACCATTGGATAGGATATTGGCAAGTGCCTTCGGGATTTGGTTTGTGGGGACCTAAACCCCAGCCATTTGCTACACATTTGATAATGAAAAAAACTGATCCCAAGCCTTAAATTCAGCGATTCATTACATGGTTAAAGGGTTTATATTGTTGAACGTCGTTGATTGGTTCATCATCTTCGTCGTTTTCTGATTTATCTTCATCTTTTTTATGAAGCAAATCTAACTTTATAGGAGATGTCCTACAAGAAAAAAACACAAAACAAGTGTGCATTAGCGAACATAACCTCATATTTAATTTAACATGAGGTTATATGAAATTAAAAATAAACGTAATAATTAAAAATAAACGTAATAAATAATATTATAAGTGGATTTGTCATATTTTATTACTGACGTGTAAGTAACCTTTGTAAAATTGCATATTTGACGTAAAATAGTAGTGAAACTATTATAAGTAAGTTTTCTTTCAAGATATTTTTGCTTTGATAAATGATAATATGGTTTACATTTTCCAAGAAACTCATTTATTAGATTATTAAAAACTCCCTTTTTGTATGCGTCGTTATTAAATGTGTAGTATTTATCGTTTTTTATGCAAACATTTTGCAAAAGTTCAAATAACAATTCTTTGGGAATTTCCTTTTTAAATGTTTGATTTGACATGTATGTGGTATTATATGATTATATTAAAATCCATGTAAATAATTTGCCCTAAAGTTTTCCGCTATTAGACCTTTTTCTTTTTATTATAAGTTCTCTTCTTTTTAACAGGCTCTTCAAAAGATTCTTCTTCAATAACAGGCTCTTCCAAGTATTCTTCTTCAACAAGAGGCTCTTCCAAGGATTCTTCTTCAATAACTTTCGCGTCATCAATAAGTTCAGCTTCTTCTTCAATAACTTTTACTTCATGTTCTTCTTCAATAACTTTAACTTCATCAACAACAATAGGTTCTTCTTCAACAAGAGGAGCGTGTTCCTGAGAAAATTCTAATTCAACTGCGACAATCTCTTCAACGAGTTTAACCTCCTCTTCTTCTTCAAAAATAGGCTCTAGAATAATATCCTTTCTAAGGTAAGTGATAGTAATTTTATCGCCAAAATTTTTCATATTAATAATGTAGTGAGTATTATTAAGTTTATTCAATCCACGCAGGTTATCTTCTGGTTTCAAAGTTAAAACCAACTGTTTAAAAGTTCTGAGTTTTTCTTCAGAAATAAAATCCAACCACAATGATTCAGTGTCGTTAACGTGCATATTTAAAAACATATTTTTAAAAGCATTGGTGTAAAAGTCTAAATTAACGGTGTTTACAGTGCGAGTATTTGATACGCGCAAATTTTCACCAACAAAGGTAACTGATTTTTCAAACGCAATTTTTGTTATAATATCAGGAGTAAAGTTATCTACAGGTTCAGCGTTAACAAAAATATAATGGTCGTAATCAGAAACGTTTGCGACGACATATGTTTCATTTAATCCGACAACTATTTTATCATCAAACTTGACAACTAATTCGGACATGTTTATAATTATAAAATATAAAAATTTGCTAAAAACGGCTAAATTATGTAAAATGTTCAATCAAATTATTTGTAAATAGCGCGAGTTCTATTTCATCTTCATGAATGTTATAAAAGATGGTAATATATTTGCAAATGAATGGCGTAATAATATATTTTTCATCCTCTGTCAAAATATTTGTTGTTTTAATAAATAGAAAGTAATTATCTAAAATATCCATAACAGAGTATCCCTTGTCATATATTGAATATATCAATTGTATTGCGTCATTTAGGTTCTTATTCTTAAGAAACTCGGTATATTTTTGAAACGAGTGGAAACTAATATTTGTGCATACACTAGTGGCCAAATCCAGTGTAATTGGCATGTTTAATAGCTTAAACTTTTCCATATAGTTAATCAAAATTTTGGCAGTGTTATTACAAATATCCAAAATAAAATCTTGGGCTTCGTTAGAAATTTCAATGTTCTCACTTACTTTAATTTTATTCATAATTTTTGCCAAATTTTCGCGTTGCAGTGGTTTAATCTTGATAATTGTAAATCTGGATTGCAAGCTTTCAATAACCTTTTGTATATTGCTACAAGACGATATAAAGTGCACATTATTGCTAAACTTATCAATGCAGTTTCTAAAGACTTGTTGACTCTGTTCATTTATGAGGTCAATGTCGTCTAAAATGACAATCTTTTTCTTGTTCTTAATTAGGGAACAATTTTGGCAAAAAGTTTTGACGTCATTACGATAATAATTGATGCCTTGATCTTTCAAACTGTTTATATGTAAAACGTTTTCCATGTATTGGGATTCTTTGAACCCATTATAATATTCTCTTATTAGAGCATTTAACATAGCAGTTTTTCCGCTACCCATATCACCAATGAAAAGAATATTCAAATTATCCATTTTAATTAATGTGTTTAGTATATTAGTCATTTGTTCATCAATTTCAAAATCCTTGAAATGCAATGGTTGAAATTTATTGATGAAAAGGTTATACTCCATTAATAATTATATTCGTAAATTATTATTTAAGTTTATCTCAAATAATAATATTAAAAATGTCAGGCGAGAGTTTTTATTCTATATTAGGTGTTCCGGAAAACGCAAATGCAGACGAAATAAAAAAGGCTTATAGGAAGTTGTCATTGAAATATCATCCAGATAGAAATCAAGGCGATATTGAAAAAACTAAAACATTTCAAAGAATTAATGAGGCTTATGAAACATTAAGCGACAATGAAAAGAAAGACGAATATGACATGCGTGGAAAAAATCCATTTATGAGAATGAACAGCTTTGGTGGAAATGGAGATGACATGGACATGAATGATTTGTTTGCTAATTTATTTTTTGGTGGAATGCCTGGAATGCCTGGAATGCCTGGAATGCCTGGAATGCCTGGA